AGCACATATGAATCAGAACCCAACAAGCTATCCACTGTTTTGATAATGGTGGCTTCCTTAAAATTAAGCCTACCACTGACCTGACAATAAACAGGCAGGTCCCCAACCAATTTGTAGCCCTCATAATTCATGGGGCTTAACAGTGTGACATCGACAATTTGGTCATCCACACTGAGATACCAAGGCCTAGAGAGGACAGTAGTATACACTTGTGCGCCAAAACCAACCCGAACACGGATCATGTTTGTAGAAACCTTCTTAAGTTGTGACACATAATCAACAATGGTGCCCCGACCGGAGTAGGTTGAAGATGTTTCATACAACCTGCTACTAACGAATTCCTCCTGGTCAATGGTAAAAATTGTAGGAACACCATCGGCGAAGTGCCCACTAGTACAAACATGAACCGTGTGGTTAAATAGTACAGGTGACAGGCCGAATGCAAAAGAGTTGCACTCATTAACTGTGTACGGAACAGACCTACTAATTGTTTGCTTGGGTAGGTCGGCCCCATACTGAAGAACAACAAACTTCTCGTTGTTTGAACAAGTTGCCAAGTGCTTAGGGTAAGTCTGGTGATTTACAAACTCAGTATGGTGTCCACAGTTCTCGTACTTAACCAGTTGATCAGTGGCCCGCTGTGTTGCAAAGTATATTATGGGGCCTGTGAAAGAGACAACTGGTGTCGAACTGTCACTACAAGTGACATGGTTCAGAGAACAAACGGTCACAAATGGCGTTTCATCCTTAGGTGTCACCGAGGTAAGATAAACAGAAACGCCCGAGCAAACTGTTTTAAGTGAAGTAACAAGGATCGGACTAATGCCGTAATCACGTGTTGCAACCTCTAGCGCCTGCTCACAAGCCTCTCGTCCTTTCTTCTCGTCATCATTGTACCATGCTGAAAACCGTTTGGAAAATGGGACATACCCTGCTACCTTTGAGAAAGCATCGGCCCATGACTCCGTTTTAACTGTGTTAACACGTTCAGTCTTTTCTATGGCAACCTTGTTCACAGGTGTTACTTCCGGATTTCTGACCTTAGGACTTTCGAACTTGGGGTTCGACGTGGCAGGTTTTTCAGCATGAACAGGTTTCTCGTAGATTGTTCGAGGAGAAGCTCGACTTGAAGGTGCTGCTGTTTGTGGTGTCTCTTCCACCGTTTCATTGAAAGAAGAGTCAACAAGAGCACTTAACTTGTGATAGATGTTACGCGAGTTTGTCAACTTGGCACCACTGTACTGCGTAAGGTACTCTTCCATCTGATCAGAGAGGGTCTGTAAACGAGCATACACCTCTTCGAGTTCCTGGCGTGTCTTCTTTCGTTCAGTCTTAACAGTCTCCAAGGTTTGCACTTGCTCATAGAAAACTTCCTTAATAAGAAACTCAAAGACCTCCTCAGTAAAAACTGTAGGTTTCTGTCTAAGAGCGTCGCATTCAGGCAGCAAGTACTTGTGCTTCTTGCACTCGCGTTCTAGACCTTTAACCTTGGCAAATGCAATAACCTTATCCTCGTTTTCTTTACGACGTTGCATTCTGAGCCGTTCTTGTTCTGCCTCATAGATGTTACGCGCCGTGGTTTTAGCAGCCTCACATTCGTCTCCACAGGTGTCATCTTTTTCAATTTTGACACCAGGTTTAATAGTGGAGAATTTAGCATCTGGTGATGCAATTGATGCTTTAGAGGGTGAGACCTCTATAGGCTTACCAACCGTGGGCGTAACTGGTTCCTCGTTTGTGTGAATGGCTGGTTGTGAGACCTCCGTAACTTCGTCTACCCTAGACGTAGCTGGTTCCACTCGTTTGGGGACAGCTGCAGGTTGAACGTGTTCAGGGCCATATTCCTCAACAACGTAAACATCTGTAGAACCGTAGTTGGTGACAGCGCGAAGTTTGCGCTCCTTCATTACACCATCTAGGTCCCTATGTGGCTGATATTTACGTTTGACGTGGTTGCCAAAAGCATCTGTGTATTCTTCCGCGCGGACCAAACCGTTAACAACCTCCATTGACTCCACTCGCTGCTGTTGCAGGGTAATTGGTTTGGCTGGAGGTGGCTTATTAGTAGGTACGCTAGCATCCTTCACATGTACAATACCATTGTAACGAACTGTCACTGGACCAGCAGGCGAATCAATAACGCCCTCAGGAACAGCAACAAAAAGCAACGGATCATACGGAAACTCATGTGTGTAAGGAAGCAAAGGTGCTGTAACAGATAGCCGGACTACCACGGGGCATTCACAGGCAATACAGACTGTAATTGGATGACACCTTTCATCATACCTGTAGACATCAATGCCTGATTGACCAGCAACATCGAGAATGGCCCTCAAAAAGTTG